AACCATGGGCACCACCATCCGCATTGGATGCACCAAAGCCTCCCGAAGGACATGTTCACCGCTGGGTGAGATTAGAGATCAGAGGTCAAGACGATCGTAAGAACGTCATGGCTCGACTCAGAGAAGGTTGGGTACCTGTGAGAGCAGATGAATATCCAGACTTTGAATCTCCGATAGTGGAAGAAGGTAAATTTGAAGGAGTAATTGGAGTTGGTGGGTTGATTCTATGTAGGATTCCTATCGAAACCGTACAGGAAAGAGATCAGTTTTTTGCGTCTAAAACGCAAAATCAAATAGATGCTGTCGATAACGATATGTTGAGAGATGGAAGTCACCCCTCGATGTCTATCAGTAGACCTGAGAGACAATCTCGCGTAACAATTGGTGGAACCCAAGGTTCATCCGAATAAGATGAATAAGGGTTCTTGATTTTAATTCTTGGAATTTAGAGACAAGAAATGGCAAATGTAGACAAAGCCTTTGGCTTAAACCCCTATAAGGGGAACAGCGCCGGTTCTTCCGTTCAAATAGTTAACAAGTACAATATTAGCACATCCGGATATGGTACAAGCATCTACCAAGGTGACTTAACCATATTTGCAGGTGGTTATATCAACTCAGCAGGAGTTAGTTCTCCTAATATAGTTGGTGCGTTTTCGCATTGTTATTATGTTGCTACTGACGGAACTCCTACCTTTAAGAATTACTATCCGGCCAGCACAACGGCACTTGGAAGTGGAGCCATAGAAGCTTATATCTATGACGATCCTAATCAATTGTTTGTTGTTCAGGCGGACGGTGCTTCGGCCCAAACATGTATAGGCAGAAATGCTGATACTGATGGGATAGGTGGTAGTACGACAACTGGTGTTGCTACTCGCGAACTCGACTCTACCAGTATTAACACTACACTAGCACTACAGTTAAAAATTGTGGGCGTGGTCCAAGATGACGTAAACGGTGATCTCACCGCAGATAATGCAAACTTAATTGTTTTAATTAATGAGCATTACATGCGCGGTGGAGTTGCTGGTACATAAGGAGTAAGATAAATGGCAATTACTAGAGCCCAATTAGTCAAAGAATTACTTCCAGGTTTGAACGCATTATTCGGCCTTGAGTACGATAGGTATGACAAAGAATCAGAAGAAATTTTTGATACTGAGTCAAGTGATCGTGCTTTCGAGGAAGAAGTAATGTTAACAGGCTTTGATACCGCACCGGTTAAGTCAGAAGGAGCAGGCGTAGCGTTTGACCAAGCCCAAGAGGCTTTCACGTCACGTTACACACATGAAACTGTTGCGCTGGCATTCAGCATTACAGAAGAAGCGGTTGAAGATAACTTGTACGATAGATTATCGGCAAGATATACCAGAGCGCTTGCAAGAAGTATGGCGAACACCAAGCAAATCAAAGGAGCTTCTGTATTAAATAGAGCTTTCAATTCAAGTTACCCTGGCGGTGATACGAAAGAACTTTGCGCAACTGACCACCCAACTGTGGGTGGTGCTAACTTGCGGAATGAACTTTCAACATCTGCTGACCTGAGCGAAACTTCATTGGAACAAGCACTAATTGATATAGCTGCCTTCACTGATGAGCGTGGTTTAAAAGTAGCACTTCAAGGGACTAAGTTAATTATCCCTAAAGAGCTACAGTTTGTGGCTGATAGAATATTGGAATCTCCAGGCAGAGTAAGCACTGCTGATAATGATATTAACGCTATACGCAACATGGGCATGGTCCCTGAAGGCTATACTGTTAATCATTATCTGACAGATACTGATGCTTGGTTCATTAAGACTGATTGTCCGAACGGATTCAAAATGTTTGATCGTTCACCAATCAGAACTTCGATGGAAGCTGATTTCGATACAGGTAATGTTAGGTATAAAGCTCGCGAAAGATACTCGTTCGGTTGGTCTGACCCCCGTGCAGTATTTGGTAGTCCTGGAGCATAAGGCTAATTAGACAATTATGGAACCCCGCCGGGGGTTTCTCCCTCAACCCGGCACCCTATTTCTATTCCCTTTAAACTTTTTTCTGCTATACTCAAATCATTCCGAGATAATTAGTTATATCAACTGACTCGGCAGACTTACTCCAAGATGATATAACAGTTTTAGTTAGGAGAATAAAATGGCTAAATCAACTTTTTCAGGACCAGTAAGATCCCTTGCTGGGCTAATTAATGCAGGGTATAACTCTGTTGTAAGTTTAACTGCTGATACTACAATTACAGTGGCTTCACACGCAGGTAGAGCGCTTTTAACTAACGATGCAGACGGTGTTTTTACACTTCCTAGCATTGTAGTTACAGAACCTACAGATAAAACAGATCCCAATCAACTATGTAATCTAGGGGCCCAATTCACTTTTATAGTAGTAACTGCTGCTACAGATATGGATATAGTAACTGATGGCACAGATAAATTTGTTGGTGGTCTTTATACTGGTGTGGATGATGCAACTGGTAAGACCTTTATTTCTGGTTCATCTAATGATGTTATTACTCAGAATGGTTCAACGAAAGGTGGACTAGCAGGAAGTATTATAACAGTAACTGCGATAGCTTCTGCACAATATGCAGTTCAAGGAATCATACTTGGTTCAGGAACTTTAGTAACACCATTTGCTGACGCTTAATAGGAGGTAGACATGGCTGATTCAGTCACAGGACCAACTATTCAATATGATTTCGATAAGAAATTAGTTACGTATTGTTCTGTGTATTCGGATGGGAGTGGTAGTAGCACAACATTAGTTGATGTTTCTGCCCTTAATACATCGACTACGAACGGTAATTCATGCACGCACGTTGCACTAAATAAAATTTGGTACACCGTAAGTGGAGCCCCTGATGCACCGGCATCCCTAGATTGGGATGCAACGACAGACGTTACTTTTTTAACTTTATCCTATGATAATGCGTTCGATTTCAGTGATATAGGTGGTTTAATAAATACAGAGGCTTCCGGTTATACTGGCGATGTCTTATTGGTTATACCTTCTACAGCCGATGCCGGTAATGAATACACGGTTTGGGCCGAGTTTTTAAAATATTACGAAGCACCTCATAACTAGGAGAAAATATGCCTGGATTAACACGCAGAAGAAACTCTATACGAGAAGGAATAGACTGGAGCAAAAGCGACAGTTATGTTCTTAGTTATAAGAAAGGCGGTGTAGTTAAGAAAGGTAAGAAAAAACCTAAACCCGGTGGTTATTAAATTATGGCTACATCAGGGACAACTTCATTTGATCTTAGTGTAGATGAGCTTATAGAAGAAGCTTATGAACGATGCGGTCTTGAACTTCGTACTGGGTACGATTTAGAGACTGCACGTCGTTCCTTAAACCTTTTAGTTGCTGAATGGGGCAATCGGGGTTTAAATCAATGGCTTATTACCAAAAGTAATTTTACCGTTACCGAAGGAACTAACTATGAAGATCTAGGTACGGATATTATTGATATAACTTCTGCGGTTATTCAACGTGATAGCGTTGATTATCAGTTAACAAGAATTAGTCGATCTGATTTTTTATACACACCTAAAAAATCCACTGAAAGTAAACCAACTCAGTTCTTTTTAGAACGGCATATAACACCGAGATTGTATTTATATCCCACTCCGGAAAACTCAACGGATATAATTTATTACTATGCGTTGACCAGAATGCAAGACGCTGGAGATTACACCAATAACATGGAAACCGTATTTAGATTCCTTCCGTGCATGACGGCAGGTCTTGCCTATTATTTAGCTATGAAAAGAGCGCCGGATAGGGTACAGTTATTAAAACAGGTATATGACGAAGAATTCGATAGAGCGGCCTTTGAAGACATTGATTCTGTAAGCTCTAAGTTTATACCGCCAAGATTAGTTATTTAAGGAGAAAGAAAATGGCTATAATTAAAAAAGGTTTAGGAAGTTTATTACCCCCTCAAGGAGGAGGTAGGAAATTACCCTTTCCTCCTGGAACTCCTCTAGCGCCATTTGATCCGTGGGGACCGGGGGGCTGTCCGCACCCTGAAGAAGAAATCCTATTAGCAGATGATTCATGGATAAAAGCCAAAGACATAAAGACCGGTGACAAAGTTAAAACACTAACAGCAGAAGGCTTCAAAGAAGGCGAATATGAAATAACCCGCGTTGAGATTATAGACAATCAACCGCGTTGTGAAGTCTTTTTCAAGGACAGCAAAAGCATTATCAGTTCCTACAGCCACCCTTACGCAGTAGAGGACAAAGGCTTTGTTGAAGCTCAAGATATAAAAGTGGGAGACACAGTAGGTGACTTAATTGTAACCGAAGTCAAACCACTGGATTGGGGTTCAGTAGTCAGTCTATCCGTAGATGAAGCTGAAACTTATATGTTGAAAGGTGGTAGTGAAGACAAACCAGTTGCGGTGTTGTCACACAATAAAAGTATAATGCCACCAAGAGAACCACCAAGACCACCCATAACGGAACCAGTAGGACCAAGGCCCCCAAGACCACCGGGAGTAAGTCTCGGTGCTTTGAAAAGGAAAAGACAAATTTTAAGGGAACAATTAAGACAAATTGAGGCTCAAATACGAAGTTTAATGGATATGGGAAGACCTCCTTGGGGGGACTTCGATCCAGAACCTCCAAGGCCTGATATTCCTTGGGGAGATCCACCTCCAAAGATGGGCCCTCCAACAATGCCGGGCCCTGGAACTCCACCTCCAACTATAGTAGGACCTCCACCTTCGGTTGACCCTGGAACTCCAGTTCCTCCTCCTCCACCTTGGAAAACAGACCCACCTTGGGGAGGATAAATGGCCTTTGCCGCAGGCAAGCTTACGTGGGCAATTTGTGATACGTGTGGACAACGCTACCGCTTAAAGCAATTAAAAGAACAGTGGGACGGTTTTATGACTTGTCCGGAATGTTTTGATATTAAGCAACCCCAATTAGACCCTCCTCCAATTGGGGCTGATCCTCAAGCTGTTAGGAATCCAAGACCCGATCGTACGGAACCAGCAGCAGTATCGATGCTAACCAATGACCCTCTTTTATCTACCCAGGGTAGTGCAGTCATTAAAGTGTTTCAAGACGATCACGGTAAATCAACAGGAGACAAAGTACGCTTTAGAAATACAGAGGCTTTTGATGGGTTTACCACAGGAACGCTACAGGATCCCGATGGCTATTCAATAACTAAAGTAGACGATGACACCTACACATTTACTGCTGTTTCAGGAACAGGAACAGTTGGAGCCAGAGGAGGTGGTCCTTTTGTCGCGGTAGGACCTGCACAAGCCTTATTACCTTTGAACCCATTTAGGAGTGGAGCTTCTGGAGCAAATACAGTAATCTCTGTTACAGAATTTAAACACAATAGGACCACAGGAGATACCGTGCGTTTTAGATCAACTAAAGCTTTCGATGGTGTAACAACAGCCGTGCTTGAAAGTGCAAGTGGGTATACAATAACGGTTGTGGACACAAATGAATATAGCTTTACTTCAACTGGTACTGCAACCACAGGGGATGAAACCGGTGGGGGTAGTACAGCAACAGCAGGACCAGTATCGTGAGTTTTACTTATAGTGGATTAAAAACAGCAATACAGAATTATGTAGATAGTTCTGAGACTACTTTTGTTGATTCATTAGACACGATTATTAAGCAAGCTGAAGAACGTATTCTTAAAAATGTTTGGTTGGACAATTTTAGAAAAAATGTAACAGGAAGCGCATCTGCCGATACTCCCTATTTGGGAATGCCTTCAGATTTCTTGGCACCCTTTAGTTTGGCTGTTATATCCAGTAATACCTATTATTACTTGTTATTAAAACAAGTTAGTTTCATGCGTTCCTATAAACCAACAACATCCGGATCGGTTACAGGACGTCCGAAATATTATGCTGAATTTGACAGTGACAGTTTTATTTTGGCTCCGACACCAGATGCTACATATACTTTTGAACTACACTATTTTTATAGACCCGCATCACTGACAGGTGCTGGGGACAGTGGAACCACATGGCTTTCTGATAATGCAACTAATTGCCTGCTTTACGGTTCCCTGGTAGAGGCAGCTACATTTTTAAAATTAGATCCAAATGAGATAGCTAATTTTGAACAACGTTTCCAAGATGCCCTTGGTAGATTGAGAAATACTTCTGAAGGAGCAGGCACCCAAAGCCAATATAGATACGACCAAGTTCGTATTCCCACCACATGAAGCCAATACCAGAACTAGAAGGTAAGAATATAGCCATTATTGCCATGGGTAATAGTCAGTTGGATTATCATAAAATGATTACACACAGTAAGACATTTGATGAGGTGTGGGCGATTAACGCCATGATTGGAGTTTTGAAAAAAGTGGATAGAGCTTTTATATTAGATCCCGTCAGTCGTTTTTTTGATACAGGAGATGCGGGGAATATGACGGTAATGATGAGGGAGACTTTACCCATTGTTGATTATCCTATTTACACCTGTGAATTAGATAAACGAGTACCTGCTTTAATTGAATATCCAATAAAAGAAGTAATTACAGATTTACACTGCGGATACTTTAATAATACTATTTCTTATGCGATTGCTTTTGCTCTATGGAACAAGGTTGGTGGCATTAGTATGTTTGGAGCGGACTTTACTTACAAAGGGAACCTTTATTTTGCAGAACAAGGACGTGGCTGCTGTGAATTTTGGTTGGCTAAATGTATGGATGAAGGTATTATTGTCCAAGTAGCTTTGACGTCTGGACTTTTGGATGCTGATATACCAATTCAAGAAAAGTTGTATGGGTATCATCGATTAGAAGATCCTTTTGTTACTTATACAATGGATAATGAAATAAAGATTTGTAGGTGGTCAGAAGTTGAAAAGCAACAAGCTATTCCTATAGGATTAGTGGGAAGGCATGACGGACAAGTACAAGAAGGAATTGTGGAGCCTAAGAAATACTGATGTTTTCATTTGAATCAGATTCAAAAATTGGAGATCTCGGTGTTACCACAACGAATAACAGAGGGCACACGATAGAGGAAGTGGCGGATATGGCCACGAAGAAAATAGTCTCTGTCAGTGACGAAGCTCCTGCGCCCATTAGGGACCAAGCACATGCTTTTGAAAAAGTATGCAAAAAGGTGATTGCGTATTATATGCAACAAGCGGTTAATAACCACATTTGTACGATATGCAATTTATTAGAGAAACAAGGTCATAAAGACCTAGCTACTATTATTAGGAGACTATAATGGCGATAACACAAGCAATGTGTACTAGCTTTAAAAGTCAGTTGATGACAGCTACACATAATTTTGCAACCAACGGTAATACGTTCATGTTAGCTTTATATACCAGTTCAGCTACTATGAGTGCTTCCACTACAGCTTATAGTACGAGCCAAGAAGCGACAGGTACTAATTATTCGGCAAAAGGAAGTGCTTTAACTAAAGTTGCTCCCACGACATCTGGAACGACAGCGTTCACGGATTTTGCTGATTTAACTTTTGGTACCGCAACTGTAACGGCAAGAGGATGTATGATTTTCAACGACACGGCTTCAGGAGATCCTGCGGTTGCGGTTTTTGATTTTGGGGGGGATAAAACCTCTACAGCCGGAAGCTTCACAATTACTTTTCCCACTGCTGATGCAAGTAACGCTGTCATAAGAATAGCGTAGAGTTAGCCAATGGCTAATATAACTGGCTGGGGCAGGGGCACTTGGGGTCAACTGACCTGGGGTGAGCCTATACCTGTTGAAATAACAGGATTGGCTGGTACAGGAGCAGTTGGCACAATTATTGTGTCTATCCCTATTTCCGTGTCTCTTAGTGGATTAGCGGGAACTTCAGCTGTAGGAAGTGTTGTAGCTACAGGTGCTGCTAATATAACTGAGACAGGTTTAGGTGGTGTTGGAGCGGTAACTTCTATTTCTAGTGTGACTGGAACAGCGAATGTCCCTGAAACCGGGGTAGCTGGAACAGGAGCGGTAGGTACATTAGCCACTACAGGAGCGGCATTACATGGAGTTACAGGACACGCGGGAACGACAGGACAAGGTGATGAAACCGTTACTGGAGACTGTAATCAAGCCTTAACCACAGTAGTAGGAACTGGAGCAGTTAGTAGTGTAACTACAGTAACAAGTAATACGTTTGGACTAGCTGGAGATATACCAGCTACAGGAGTGATTAATGGTACATTTGGATTTAATTTAGATGCTAATATAACTTTAACAGGGCAGGTAGGAACGGGTGAAATAACGCTGTTAAC